GCTTGGCAATGTTCAACGTGTAATCAATCAGCGGTCGCCCGCAGAACATAGCCATCGCTTTGTTCGGTATCCGCGTGCTGCCACCACGGGCCGGGATAACGGTCAGGACTCGCATTGCACACCTGCGCTTTCGATAATCTGTTGCGGCCAACCGCCCAGCAGTTTTGCATTGTTGGTAACGCAATGTCCTCCAATTGGGCCATCGAAATGCTTTAGAACGTACTTGCAAAACTCTGGATTGCCCATTGCCGCATAGCCTGCGTTGTACGTTTCCCCGGCATGACGATAGACAACATCGAAGTCCACTCCCATTTGCTGGCAGGCTTCGTAAATCGTTTTCTCAAGTGCAATGTTGACGCCGTAAATCGTGGTGTCCCACAGCTTGAGCATCTCGGTCGTTTCCTGCTGTGACACACAATGCACCTTGCATTGCGGAAACAACGCCGCCGCCTCTTCGGCTAGTTCGCCGCCAAAGTATTTGACGAATACCCGCAGGCTTTCCAGTAGGTGCGGATGTTTGCCGCGCACCGGCGAATGCACCGCGTCACACTTCCGCGAAGTACCAACGGGCACCGTGCTATGGATTACCACGAGCGACGGGCTGAACTGCTGCCGGTAGCTCGCCACCGCCTCGCAGAATCGCTCCGAGTACGGGAAGCAGATATGAACCACGTCGTATTTGTCGCACGGTGCGGGCTTGCCTAGGTCGCACGAATCGGCACCCAGCAACGCCGCCACCGCACTACCAACCTCACCGCACCCGATAACTAGCTGTCTCACTGGCGTACTCCGTTCAAAAGGAATGAAACCACTTGCTCACTTACGGTTCCGTCGCCGTAAAGGCTACTTGGCTCGGTGGTTCGCCCAACAGATAACTGCGATTCGATGCAGGCTCTAATGTTCGCCGCGTCACACGATGTTTGCATGACATTAGCGCCGGTCTCGCGGCCGTTCTGCCGACTACCCACCAGCACAACCGGCGTGCCGAAGAATGTAGAATCGCGCACGAATGACGAACTGTTGCCGATTGCACAACGAGTATTGGCCAACTTCGCCATGTAATCCCGTGGTGCAAGATTCTTGTACGTTCTCAGCCAGTCTCGTGGCTTTTTTAGGAACGTCCGAGTCTCCTGGTGAATCTCATCGCTGCCGGGGTCGATGTTTGGCCAAAGCAAATCAACCTCGTGCGGCACATCCTTGATCGCATTGAGCAAAGCCCGCATTTGCGTTCGCTTGTCGGCATGCTCGGTTGTGTTCGGATGAAACGAAACCAACAGCGGGCCACTTGGCTGGCCGTCTTCATCGAGGTCGGCAAATACTTCCGCCGCTAAGTCGCTAGCTGGACAGCCCACTGCCACGATACCATCGGGCTTGCCGGTCATTCGCCCCACCGCTAGCGCCGCCGCTTCGGTTGCGGGTACGTGCCAAGTCGCCATTGCCGTGATTGCGTTTCGCGTGCGGTGGTCAACGCACTCCGAAGTTTCGCCGCCCTGGAAGTGCATAATGGGAATGTTCATCAAGTGTGCCGCCGCTGCTGCGCCTAACGCCTCATAGCGGTCCCCGATCATCAACAGCATATCGGGTCTTAACCGCTCTAGCGTGTGCGCAAACAGCGGCATAACGCTACCGCACGCGCATGCCATCGCTAGGTGGCTGTTGCCCTCGTGTTCGTGGCACAACTCGGCATCAACCGCAAATCCATCGCTGCGAACCAAATCGACGCAACGCCCGAAGCGCGGCAACGACATAGTACCAGCACAAACAACTTGGAGAGTCAATTGCTCGCACTCGGCAATAGCCTCCATCACCGGCAACAGCCTGCCGTAGTTGGCTCGGTCAACCAGTAACACGCATACTTTCACGAAATGTTCCCCATGAAAATGCTTCGCATCGAAGATAACTCCGATGCCATTTTGTCTTTATCTACACTGCCCATCCGTTCGACAAATCGCACACCTTGAACCAGTTGCCGCAATTCATCAATCGTGATGCTTGCAGGCACGTCCGGTCCCCAACATTCTTTCGACCAGCAAACATGAACCTCGCTCATCGAAGCATCTTCATAGGCTGCGATGATGCTCGGCCATATCGTGCCGCTATGGTCCGACAGTCCCACGGGTTTTCCATGCCGCCGCAAGTCGCGCATGGCGTTGATGCCGATACGTTCCGGTAGGCATGGGTACTCGGAAGTGCATTGCAGGAGCGTTGGCGACAAGCCATCGGCAACCTTAACGGCCGATGCAATCTCTTCGCTGGTAGACATACCGAAACTCAGCACCACTTCATGCATTCGGTGGCGGGTAATTGCCTCAACAATATCCGTGTTGCCCGATACCCCAGAACCCAACTTCCAGAAGTCCGGTTCGCATTCAGCATTAGCCAGCCACGCCACTGAGCTGGCCGCGAACACCGACAAGCCAAACTTAACTTTGTGTTTATGACACTCCGCACGAATGCTGCGCCAGCCGTGTAAATCGAACGCGGTACGCCGCCAATAATCTTGCCGCGTCTTATCCTGTGGGAAGTTCGTACCGCTGCGAAAGCACGAGACGCCATCGCCGTAGTGACACTGGAATTTAACGGCATCGGCACCGGCGTTTGCACACGCCCGAATGTAGGCCAATGCCGTGCCCAGGCAACCACCGTGAGATAATCCAACTTCAGCAACAATCTTCATACAAGCCTCCTGGCGGTAGTGTGATGCTTGATGCCAGATAGATACCACGGCTGCTCAATGTCGCAATGAACGCCGTACTCCAAGTGATAATCTTTATAGTAATGCTCGCATTCTTCCCATGCTTTATCGAATGCGCGGACACTAGAAGCACGAATATCAAACATCACAACCAATGGTGCGTTGCCCTCAGTAACCATCAATCCGGCATCCAAGCAAGCCGCCGTATCTCCGTTTGGCAAGCGATTACTTGGCCCATCGACATACAATAAATCAGGCCCCATCCAATCGTGCCTTATCCTGTACCGGCAAGTGTTGCCGTCGAAAACAACTGGCGCAATTACCGCCTCGTGTTTGTCGTAGCTTGGCAAGTTGCTCTTGACTTTTGAATAGAAGTCCTCGTTTTCTTCCACCGTAATCAGCTTGCAGCCGTATTGAATTTCATGCCTATAACGCTCGGCATAATGCAAGAACACCGCCGTGGTGCAGCCAGCGCCAAGCTCAACAATCGTGCGCGGCTTGTAGCGAACGAGCGCATCCCACAACTCAAGCAGCTTGAGCGGGTAGATATGCCCCCACGAAAGCCCTGCGGCAACGTGCCGCTCGCAATACTGCCACACTTCCGGCAGTAGCTTCGGCAGCGCATGGCGCGCGGCATCGCACTTGGCTTGATAAATTGCTGAGAGGATACCTTCGTTTGTTAGCCGCGGAGTAGCCGCAGGCGGTTCTCCCGCAACCGCTGCTCCGCTTCCAACGCAGCCTGGCTCTCGCGTTGTTGCTGTTGTTCCCATGCTTCCAATGAAGTGAGTGCTGGCTCAAGCACCGAACGGAGCGCAAGCTCCGTGCTGTCGGGATAAGCCGGGGCACCAGTTAGAGTTACCTCAAACAAATCAAGAGAATGTAGCTCCCGCAAAAGCTCGTCATTCTCCGTCCGAATCCAAGTTTGGTCGCTCGGCTTCGCGCGAAAACCGAAAGACCAACCGCTTAAATCGCCACGTCGAATTTCCTTGATCGCATCCATTCCTACGGTTGTGTCTGGCGGAGTAATTTCGACGTACAGCCCGCGCTCATCTTGCGTCAGCTTTAGCGTTCCCGTTGATCGCCGTCCCAGCTTGTGGTTTGGCGAATGCTCAACAAAAGCAAAAATGTCTTCGCCGCTGGCCAGCGTGCGTGAAAACGCTCCCGGCGCAACACGCTCCCGCCACCCGTTCGACCGATTCTCGGTTCGGATTAACTTGCTTAGCTTTCCAAACATTGCGGCGTAGCCAACAATGAGCGGCGGGCCTTCGGCGGGGCCGTCCACAACGCGAAGTTCACCGCTAAACGTACTGCGAATTTCTTTGTCCTTCATGTCGATACTCCTAAAATCAGGGTAAGTTCCTTGTCAACCAATGAGCTTGCACCGTCCTTTTCCCAAGACACGGCACACCGCTCTACAGCGTCCCCGAAACTATCGGGTGAAACGCCAGCCACTTCCAGCAACTCAGCCCTGGCTTTCTCTGTTCGCATCCTGGCAATGCGTTCCGCTTCCTTCTCTGGCGTTCGGTTCGGTGCCAACGTGGATTGCACCGCCCGCAACGAGGGAAGCAACTCATCGGCAAATAGCGGTTCATGCTCCGCGTAAAACTCATCGACCCACGCCAAGAACCTTTCCGGCTTGTTCGCGGCCCGGCGTAATGCTTGGGCTTCCTTGCGAATCAATCGCCCAGCAATCTGCACCATCACGCCACGATGGGCGATGATCGCAGATTCGCGGTTGAACGTGCTTCGCTCTTCCGGCTCGTTGTCTTCTTCCCTTTCAGTTTCCGGTTCGGGCTTTTCACCAACCGGCTCGGCTTCGGGTAGCCGCCCAGCATTTTCAACGGTGGTCATGTTCAGCGGCACGAAATGCTTTTTGCCCAAACCATCCGGCAACGGGTTGCGATTTTCAATCGACCGCCATTCGTCAATGTTGATCGCACCGTTTTGGAATTGAACTTGCAACGCCTGGGAGCGTGCCGCCGTATCGCCACGAAGCAACGCATCAACTGAATGCTCCGCGAAGTATTCATCGAAATCTAAATCGGACAGCAGTTTGCGGTTAATCTCTTGCTCCCAAATTACAAGCAATGGCATTAACGACAAGGTGACGAACTCTATGTACTGCTGCTCTATGTTGCTGTAAGTTGCACGTCGCAAATCGCCAATTAAATTCGACGGAACCCCATACCACCTAGCAACCTCCGCTACGTTGTGTTCCCGCGTTTGCAGGAATTGCGAATCTTCGGGGGAAAAACCTAGCGTCATCGCTTCCGCGCCTTCAGACAGCAACGCCAGCTTGTGATGGTTACTTGGTCCCTGGTGAATCTCGTTCCACTCGCGGCGGAAGTTTTGGCGGGCCGTATCGCTCAACTGCTTGGGATGTTTGATGATGATGCCCGGTCGCGCGCCGTTACCGAAGAACGAGCTACCGTGCCGCTCGGTTGCAATGCCAAGTCCAATCGACTCGCGGGCATTGGCGATAACGCTTTTTCCGCAAACACCATCGTCGCTAACAACATTCGGAACATGCAAAATGTCGTTTTGAGGGAATTCAACTGCCGAACCACTGTTATTTTTAACTGTGTAATATAACTGGTCATCAGAATCGTAATGGCACTCAACCCGACTGGGGTGAATTGGCCACAGCGCCACCGGCAACCCAGCGCCGTTGCGCTCGATTTCCGCATACGCATTTCCGTAATTAACCTGAAACTGAACTCGGCTCGAACGAAACATAACGCTTGTCATTTCCGGGTTCGGTCGGTCGTGAATCAGCCGATACACCGGATGCGTGCGGGCCTCTTCCTTGCCGCCACCAGCGAGGCGGCGATATAGCTTCAGTGGAAGCATTGAGCATGAGCTAGACAAAAGCCGAGTGGCTGCCCACACGGCTGAATACTTCATCGCAGACCGTTCGTCAACATGCACACCAGCCGACACCATTGAATCGCCAAAGTACGCACGCAGTAATGGATCGCGCGGATTCCCCAGCACAACCTTTTCGGCGCATGTATCAACGGGTTTGCCAAAAAAGAAATCAAGAATCATCGTGTTTTGGTGAGGTGCCCGGCAACACCTGCAAAAAGTAAAATCGAACCGCCAACAACCATCGCCACCCACGGCGCAACTAACCAGCACCCGGCGCACACTAACCCGAAACCACTCACCGCGCAAAAGTCTCTCATAATGTCAACTGCCCTGCCTGTTCGTAAATCGAATGCTCGCCGCCTTCATCACGAATCGCCAAACACAACCCCATCAATAACGCCGTTATTCCGTCGATCTTCTCGCTGGAATGCTGCTTGCTCGGTTTCATCAGCCCACCGCGCGACTCCGATGCCGTATTGCTAGCCATCCATCGCAACACCGGGTTTCCGTCGTGATGTAACCGATTCAGCGCAACCAACTCGAGCATTTCACGAAACGGCGCGTTCATGGTGATGATGCCCTGCGGCACCTGCTCAACCATGTCGCCGTAATGCTTCATCAGGTTGTTCCCCATTTGGGAACCCTGGAACCCACGGTCAAAACCGATTCCGGCCAACGAATACAGCTTAACGATCTCCCGTATGTCGCTCAAAACCTGGTCATAATCCACAACGGAACCACTGGTCACTCGAATATGTCCCTGGCGTATCCATTCCTTGATCATCGCAGCCGCGTGCGCATCTCGCCTTGCCGGCGATTCTGGAAGCCAGAACCAGCTAAGCACTGAAAAGCTGCGCCGCGTAATCGTTTTTGTGGCCCCTATATCGCTATCGAACTCGTCCGATTGAACCTCCACCTCCTCCGCGTCGTCGTGCGGAAAGACCAGGACGAATGCGGTAAAGTCGCTGGTTGCTCCAATGTCTAAACCTCCAAAGCAAACCATGCCGCGAAGCGAATCAGCAGACGCTTTCAATCCACACTCGTCCCATTTATCCATCGGAATGACGCGATCAACCTGCGAAGTCGGGATGTTGAACACGTATCGCAGCAGATTGTTGAGTTTGCCGGGCGAGTTTTCCGCTTCCCGCACCACGTCCGCAACCGCCTCTTCCTTGACAGTCACTCCCAACGCTGGCATGGCCTTCCGCCACTGTTCGGGGTCGGCTCGCATTTCCGGTGAATCCTTGCACCCCTCGTCGGCTTGGGCGATGTAAGCGAAGCGCGAATCGTCCTCGAGCGTTCCGTCTAGGATTCCCTTTGCGTAGGTGTACTGCTCCCACCAAATTGAAGTTTGGTCAGCAATGCCAACAGTCGAAACCGACAGGAACAAACCGTTCTCGCTCGCCAAGCACGCATAGGCCAGTGCATCGTACAGTAGCCGGTCACGCTGAACGTGAATCTCGTCGAACAGAATCAGCGACGGAATAATACCTTCCGCCGAGCGTGCGCCATTCTCGCCCGCAAGCGCTTGATAGAAACTGGAATTTTTCTCGAACACGATCCGCTTGTGCGTATCCACTGCCTTTAGCCTCTTATTCAGTTCCGGCGACAGACGGGCAAACGCCGCTGCCTCGCGGTAAATAATCCCCGTCTGTTCCCTCGAGTGGGCCACGCCGTAAATTTCCGTTCGCGGCGGGCCCTTCAACAAGAACGCATTGCAGATAGCAGCGGCCCAGGTACTCTTGGCCTGCTTCTTCGCCACGAAAATATCCCCCTTGGTGTACCGTCGAAGGTGCGGCCTCGAGCGGTCACGCTTCCAGCCGAACAGCGGCATGGTTAAATCATCCCGCTGATACTTCAGCATCTTGTAGGGTTGCTTTCGCAGCGAGTTGCCCTTGCTGTCGGTCCCTCGAGTGAAAACAAGATACTTTTCAAGGAAGTCGCACCAGTGCTTACCAGCGGCGACGTCGAACCAGCACCCGTTGAGAACGGCGCGTTCGTCGGCCTGCGAGCGAATCCAATTCGCCCAGCCTTCTCGCTTCGCGTTCGTTTTCAGTTGTGCCAGCTTTTTTGCCATGATTTGATTACTTCCCTAGCTTCGCCTTCTTCCCCGTCAGTGTTTCCCACCGCTTCACGATTACATCGCAGTATGCCGGGCTGATTTCTAGACCGTAGCACTTGCGGCCAAGTTGCTCGGCGGCGATCAAGGTGGTGCCGGAGCCGAGGAACGGGTCGTAGACCGATTCGGCTTCGTGGTTGCGAATCGCACGGGCCATGCAGATGATCGGCTTTTGCGTTGGGTGGTGCTCGTTTCTGTGCGGCTGCTCTATGTCACAGACTGTGACCTCGTTACTTGGCCCGCAGAATCCGGCAGAGTCTCGCACGGCATACAGGCATGGCTCGTGCTTCTGGCAGTAGTGGGCACTCGGCGCGCCGTAGTGTGCCTTGAGTTTGTTCCACACGATCAAGGCTCGCACGTCAAATCCGCACTTCCTAATCGCGGCATACACAGGCTCGGCGTATCGGTCGGCGTGCCAGATGTACCACGCGCCAGACAGCACGGCGTTGAGGGCGGCAGACAAACCAGCGTTAAATACCTCGGTCGTGTTGTCGCCACTTAGCTTCTCTCGCTTCTTGGCGTTGGCCTGGCCGCCGTTGTAATCGACGCCATACGGCGGATCAGTCACCATCATCCCGGCCCTCGCACCCGCCATCACCCGCCCCACATCCTCCGCCTTCGTCGAATCCCCACACAGCAACCGATGCTCGCCCAACAGCCACAAGTCGCCCGGCTTTGTTATCGGGTCAACGGGCGGTTCGGGTACTTCGTCCTCGATAACTTCGCCGTTCAAACCATCCAGCACGCCGTTATCTTCCGCTAGGTCGCTAAGCAACTGCTGCAACGCCGCATCGCCGGTGTTCACCTCCCGCAGCAACTCATCAAGCTTTCCAGCATCGACCGTAGCTAGCTCGCTAATCGGGTCCATCGTGGCCAGTGCTAATCGCTCTTCCTCTTCCGACAAATCAACGTACTCAACGTCGATAAACTCCTGCTCCGTTTGCAGCGCCTGCCATACCCGCTCGTGGCCGTCCACAAGGTTGCCGGTTCGCTTGTTGACCGTCACGCTACGGATGAACCCGACTTCCTTAATCGCCGCCGCCAGGGCTTCCCGCTGGGCCTGTGGGTGCGTGCGGAAGTTGAGCGGGTTCGCCACCAACTGGTCGGGAGCAACGCGGTCGTGCCCAACGATACGGGTACGCCACTGGCCCGGCTGTTGCGGTGCCTGTTTGGGTTTCGGTTTGCTCTTCGTCTTAGCCATGCTTCAGCCTGTCCTTGTCAAATTCGTCGGCCTCTTCCTTCGGTTCCGCTGCCAGCTTCGCCCTGTCCGATGGTGTCATCCCAAATCGACTAGCAACCGCAGAGAACGCGGCCCACGCCTTCTGTGCCATGCCGTGTATCTTTGCAATCAGTTCCACGTCCTTAAGTTCGCCGTCCAACGCCCCCCTGGTTTGCCGGTGACTCAACCAAGTCGATGCCGTGATGTACCTCGCCCACCACTCGCACATGCCTCGTAACTGCGGCTGGTCAATTGCCTTGACGTAACCAGCCTCGACCAAACCCGGCACAACGGAGTCCCAAAATCTTTCGGCCACGCTATTCATCCCTTCCGGCTTCTCAACTGCTGAATCAAGGTGTGAATCGTCAAAACGGTCGCCGTGCCGGTCTTCCCGGTACTCGCCAAGTAGCTTCAGTTTTGCGGCGGGCTTTCGATGCCTGCCGGAGTTTCTGTTACCCGCCATTACCTAGATTCCATTTTTTGCCAAAAATACTGCACGG